ATAAATCAGTTTGGGTTCAAAGTTCCAATAGTTATTGATAAAAATAATGTGATTGTTTGTGGACATACAAGATATAAAGCATCAAAGCGACTGAAACTGAAAGAAATTCCATGTATTAGGGCAGATGATCTTACAGAAGAACAGATCAGAGCCTTTCGTGTAGCTGATAACAAGGTTTCAGAGTTCGCACAGTGGGACTTTGGCAAACTTGAGGAAGAATTGCAGGAAATAACTATTGACATGTCATCTTTTGGGTTCAATCTTGATCCATTGGAAGAGTTTGAGATTGAAACTGATGATGATGGGTATTATGGAGATGAAAGAGAAAGAACAAACAATGCATACCACCTGCATGAACTTGAAGAGATAGAACTGACTGATGATTTTTATCAGATGCCTATCATCAAAAATGATGGTCTTGTTCCTTCTGATCTGATTGGGTTTAATTATGCAAAGACATATGAGGACAAAGAGGTTGGAGTCCATTTTTATGTTGATGATTATCAGTTTGAAAGAATATGGAACTACCCTGAAAAGTATGTTGACATACTGTTGGAGTATGACTGCATTCTATCACCGGACTTTTCGCTTTATATGGACATGCCAATGAGCATGAAAATATGGAACACTTACAGGTCAAGGTTTGTTGGTGCATATTATCAGAGTAAAGGAATAAATGTAATTCCAACAATATCATGGGCAGAAGTGGAAACTTATGACTTTTGTTTTCTTGGTATTCCGGAGGGTTCAATTGTATCAATCAGTACAGTTGGAGTCAAAGAAAATAAAGATGCATTTGAAGTATGGAAAAATGGAACAAAAGAAATGATAGAAAGAATCAAACCATCAACCATCCTTGTATATGGAGGAAAGGTTGATTTTGATTATGGTGACATAGATATAAGATACTTTGAAAACAAAGTTATAAAAAATTGGAAATGAGGGTTGAAATAATATGAGAATAAATTTACAATTTTTTGGTGGAAGAGGTGCAGGTTCAAGTGGTGGTGGCACAGGTGGTGTCAATCCTGCAGATATCGTAGAAACAGAATCATTGCTGTCAGCAAGTGGAAAAACACCTGAAATCAATCAGGTAATGCAGTCTGTCAAGGATGTATATGACAAGTATGGAAAAACACTGACTGACATTCAGTTGGCAACTATGAAGGGCAAAGGTTCTTTAACAATGGCATATTATGACAGTAATGGAAACCTTGCGATCAATAAAGCCTATTTTGACAGTAAGACAATGACAAAGGCATATGATGAATGTGTTAAAAAAGGATTTCATCCATCAAGAGGAAATAAGACCGGACTTGAGGCAGTTTCATACCATGAGTTAGGTCATAAGTTGACAGAAGATGCAGGAAGAAAAATGGGACTTGGCGATTGGCAACTTGACAAAGCATCAAACACCATCATGAAAAATGCAAAAAAGAGTCTTGGCAAAATGTCTATTGATGCAATGAGAAAGGCAGTCAGTGGTTATGCCAAGACAAACAACGCAGAGGCAATTGCAGAGGCATTTGCAGATGTTCAGTGCAATGGCAAAAAGGCAAGTAAAGTGTCACAGGCTATTGTAAAAGAATTAGAAAAATATTTATAGGAGGTAACAAACAATGGCAAAAGCAAAGTACACAGAACCATCAGACTACATTCCAAAGGATATCAGAAAGGAACTGAAACTTGGAGAGTTTGCAGAGGAAGAACAGGAAGAAGAAAAGAGAGTCAAGGAAAAAGTCAACAAAGATATAAAAGATTATATCAATAGAAAATAAGCATCCAACAGGATGCTTTTTTTATGCCACAAATGAAATGAGGATGATGGAAAATGGCAAAGAAAATGAGTTTACAAGAACAGGCAGATGAGATTCTGAAAATTGCAGAAAAGTCAGGAGTTCAATCTAACTTCTTTTTCATTACAACTTTTAAGAGATACCAAGTACAGTTGAATATTTTGACAGAGTTGGAAAAGACAATGAAAGAAGAGGGTATGCTTGTCACAAAAGAGTATGTGAAGGGCAGAAAAAACTTATATACAAATCCTGCAGTGTCAGATTACAACAGGACAACAGATTCAGCAAATAAGACAGTGTCAACACTGATGAGAATTTTGAGAAGTTTTGGAGCAGATGAGACAGGTGATGAGGTTGATCCTCTCATGGAACTGATAAATGGTTACAGAGAATAAGGCATACCAATATTGTAAAGAGTCAATCAATAAAACTACAACTCCAAAATATGTTGCCAAGCAGATGAAAGAGTTTATGAACATCTGTGAAGGCAAAGATCCAAAATATATCATCAGTGAAAAGAAGATAAGACACATTGAAGGAACACTCAAAATACTTATCATGCCCAAAGGCTTAAAGGCAGGTAAAACAATATATGAGTGTTCTTGTGGGTATCAGTGGTTGTTGTACATTGCTATATTATGCACAGTTTACAGAGACAATCCAAATAAAAGAAGGTATGAGACAGGTGTTCTTGAAATATGCAGAAAGAATTTCAAGACTTACACCATAGGAACAATATTTATACTTCTATTTTTAACAGAACCACAGTTTTCAAAGTTTTATTCAGTTGCACCTGATGGATCACTTTCAAGGGAAATCAGAGAGGCAATTGCAGAAACCATCAAATCATCTCCATTGATGTATGAATACAGTGGGCAGAAAAGATGGAAGATTTTGAGAGATTACATCCAATTTAATCCAACTCAGACAAAGTATATTCCTCTCAGTTACACCACATCAAATGCAGACGGAAAATTGCCCAATGCATACATATGTGATGAAACAGGAGCAATGCCAAGTTCTTATATGTTGGATGCTATGAGGTCAGGACAGTTGAACATCCTGAATAAACTTGGATTTATAATTTCAACTAAATATCCAACAGTGGACAATCCTTTTGAGGATGCAGTTGGATATTCAAAAAGAGTCCTTGATGGAATTGAAGAGGATGAAACATGGTTTTCACTTCTGTATGAACCGGATGAGACAAAAGGATGGGAAACAAATGATTTGATTTTGAAACAGTCAAATCCTGTATCACTTGAAATTCCTGAAATATGGGATGACCTTGTGAAAAAAAGAGCATATGCAATTGCAGTGGAAAGTGCAAGAGAAAACTTTGTGACCAAACATTGCAACATTATATATCAAGGTTCAGTGAGTGAAACATTCATTGATGTAAAGAGTGTACAGGACTGCAAGGTTTCCAAGATTGATTGGAAAGGAAAAGTTGTCTATGTAGGCTTGGACTTGTCACAGACAGATGACAACACATCAGTCTCTATGTTAGCACTTGATGACAACAATACAATCCTTGCAGAATCATTTGCATTTATACCGGAGGACAGAATTGAAGAAAAGTCACAGACTGAAAAAGTCAACTATAAAGAGTTCATAAGACATGGAAAATGTATTGCATGTGGATCAAGAGTCATTGACTATTCTGTTGTTGAAAACTTCATCATGGGACTTGAGGAAAGGTATGAAGTAAAGATTCAGGCAATTGGTTATGACAGGTGGAATGCACTGTCAACTGCTCAAAAGTTAGAAAGGGCAGGTTATAACATGGTTGAAATCAGACAACATTCATCTGTTCTTCATCCACCAACAAAACTTTTGAAAGAGTCAATACTTAATCAGAAGTTTAAATATACAGAGAATAAATTGTATGAGATAAATTTTCAAAATGCAAAGTGTCAGTATGACACCAATAAAAACCTTTTTGTCACCAAGAAAAAATCAAAGGGAAAGGTTGACATGGTCATTTCAACACTTAATGCACTTTATCTGATACAACAAGATTGTTTATTAAATCAGATGGACTTTGTTGTCCAAGTATTATAGGAGGGAAAGATGGCATTTTTTGACAGGTTCAGAAAAAGAGAAGAAGAACCTCACATTGAACCACCAATATCAGATGCATTGCTCAGTGCATTGATAAAGAATGAAGTCATAACAAGAGATAAAGCATTGATGTTACCTGCAGTTAGTGGTGCAGTTGATCTGATTTCAAATTGTGTTGCTTGTATGCCTGTAAAACTGTACAAAATAAAAAAGGGAACAGTTGAAGAGGTAACAGATGATCCAAGAACTGCACTTCTCAATGGTGATACAGGAGACACACTTGATGCATTCCAAATGAAAAAGGCAATGGTCATGGATTATCTACTTGGAAAAGGTGGTTACACATACATTCAGAGGAACAGAAATGAGGTAACAGGTCTTTTCTATGTTGAGGACATACATATTAGTATTTTGAAGAACTTTAAACCAATATTCAAAGACTATCAGATATTAGTTGAGGGTAATGCATACAAACCATATGACTTCATAAAACTCTTGAGGAACACAAAAGACGGTTCAACAGGTGTAGGCCTCACTGCAGAAGTATCAAAAGCACTCGAGACTGCTTATCAGACTTTACTTTATCAGTTGGGAATGGTAAAGAACGGAGGAAACAAAAGAGGATTCCTCAAGAGTCAGAGAGTATTGGGACAGGATGAAATCAACACATTAAAGAGTGCATGGAGAAGATACTATGCAAATGATGAGGAAAATGTTGTTGTCCTGAATAATGGACTTGAATTTCAGGAGGCATCCAACAATTCTGTTGAAATGCAGTTGAATGAAAGTAAAAGGACTCTCCAAGAAGAAATCAACAAACTGTTCCATATATCAGATGATTTTGATCTGACTTTTAAAGAGGGCATTTATCCAATAATAAAAGCATATGAGACTGCACTCAATAGAGACTTACTTCTTGAAAAAGAAAAAGGAAAATATTTCTTTGAGTTTGATGTTAAAGAGATTATAAAAGCAAGCCTCACAGATAGATACAATGCATATAAAACTGCAAAAGAAACCGGATTCATGACTCTGAATGAAATCAGAAGAGCAGAGAACATGAATTACATTGAAGGACTTGATGTTGTCAATGTAGGTCTTGGTGCAGTTCTTTATGATGTTGATACTCATCAATTCTTTGTCCCTAATACCGGTGATGTTCAGGAGATGGGTGAAGAAGGTGCAGAAAACATTGATGAAAATGTTGATGAAAATGTGGAACAGAACCTTGACAGTGATGATTTAGAGTCACAGTCACTTGATGATGGTTCTGATGACACAGAAATTGATGACCTGTTGAATGACCTTGAGCATGAAATGATAGGTGAAGAGGCAAGAGGACTTGATGATGTGGATGACACAGAGATTGAGGATGCACTTGACCTGTTAGAAAGAGAGTTCTTGGAGGAATAAACATGGCATACAGTTCAAAATACTATGATAAACAAAAAGCACATGAATATTACGAAAAGCACAAGAAACTCAAGGGAAAAAAGAAGAGCAAGGCAGGACTCAACGAGAAGGGCAAAAAGGCAATAAATTATGTTAAAGCCAAATTGACCAATGCCAAAAACAAAGAGGTTCAGAAATACAAGGATGAAATGAACAAACAGATTCAGTCCTTGAGAGATGAACTTAAAAACATGTCAAAGGCAGAGAGAAAAGCCAAGAAGGACATGATCATGGCAAAGATAAAAGCACTTAGGGAACAGAACAAGCAGAAAAAACTTGAGTTAAAGAAAAAATATGATGACCTTTATGCAGATGAACTTGATGCCATAAAAAGTGACAAGTCAATGATTAAAGGTGGAACAAGTACATCTATCCTTAATGATAAAGGAAAGGCACAGGCAAAGAAAATCAAGGAACAGTTGACTGCACAACGTAAAAGTGACATTGAAAGTCACAAAGCACAGATGCAGGACAAGATTTCTGCACTCAGGGATAGGTTGAAGAACATGACCAAAGAACAGAGAGAGGCAAACAAAGATTTAATTGCAAGTCAGATTCAGGCATTGAGGGATGAACACAAGGCAACAACTGAAAGTATAAAGAAATCATATGATAAACAATATGTCAAGGAATTGGATGACTTGAAGGAGTATGAGGAATACAGAAATTAAAAGGAGGACATTGACATGGTAACAATTAACGATTGCAGGCCTGCAGGAGAGTATGACTATAAAGGACTTTCCACAGATGAGAAACCAACAGACTGCAAAGAAAATTCAATATTTTTGGAGTTAGACACCGGAAACTTTTATTATTTTACCGGAGAAACATGGTCAAAGATAGGAGGTTGATAATATGAATTATTATGACATCCTTTTAGCAAAAAAATTAAATGAAGGAAGTGGTGGAGACATCACAGTTGAAGAATTATCAGTTAATGAGAATAGAACATACACAGCACCAACAGGGAAAGCCTATTCACCTGTTGTTGTTAATGTTCCTGCACCACCACTTCCAAACAATGCATATCTATTAAATGATATTGAGGATTTACCAAAGGATATAGCAACCTTTAGTGATGGAGCAAATCTCCCACTTGCATCCCTCAAAGTCGGCATAGAGCCAATACAAGAAGGAAGTGGAGACCCATCACCAACTAATATCAGACCAATCAGCGGATGGGATGAGGTGGATGTGAGTGTTAATGGTGCTAATGTTTGGGATGAAGAGTGGGAGAATGGTTATTGGAATGTTAATACAGGACATTCTGTTGAAAACAATAATTATATTCGTTGTAAAAACTATATTCCAATAACACCAAATAACACATATAAACTTGCAAATAGTGCCACTTCAACTGTAAAAAATGAAGTTTTGTTTTTTGATAAAGACAAGAACATTGTTAGTTATGTTGATTGTATGGGAGGTGCAAATTTCACAACACCAAGTAATTGTTATTTCATTAAATTTTATATGAATATCAATTATGGCAGTATATACAATAATGACATAAGCATCAACTACCCATCAACCGACACATCATATCATGCCTACAACGGACACACCTACACCATCCCATTCACCGACTCACAAGGTAATCCGATTGAGGTGTTTGGGGGTGAGTTGGATGTGGTTAATGGGGTGCTGACGGTGGATAGAGTGCTTAATACCATAGACCAAAATTCTACCATACAGTTTAGGTCAACAGGCAGAGCGTTAACTTTTATTACTGATGCATATAATACTGTCACAATGGGCGGTGTTAATCTAATATGCGATAAATTAAAAAGTGCTTATTATTCAAACTATGATTCTGCCCAAAACGGAGAGATTGCAACAGTTAGTGGCTCAACAGCACAAACAGGAATTTCATTTAAGATAAGTGACAGCATAACATCATTAGATGAATTGAAAGCGTGGCTTACATCAAATCCACTTACAATAGTGACAAATCTCGCCACACCACTAACCATCCAACTTACTCCTACTGCGGTTAAGTCTCTACTTGGTAGCAATAATGTGTGGGGGGATTGTGGGCAGATTTCAGAAGGTCAGTATTTCAGTAAGGAGGTGTAAACATTTGAAATTAACGATAAGGGCAGACAGTGTTGTCATAGAAGGCTATGTCAATGCTATTGAAAGAAAATCAAAACCTCTGATGTCAAGAGTTGGTCAGTTCATTGAGAGAATCTGCAAAGGTGCTTTTTCAAAGGCACTGAAAAGAAACAACAACATCAGGATTCTACTCAATCATGATTGGAGTCGTGATTTAGGTGGCACTGCAGATGGAAATCTTGAACTGACAGAGGACAACATTGGACTCAGGGCAAAGGCAACCATTACCGACAAAGAGGTTGTTGAAAAAGCAAGAAAAGGAGACTTGATTGGATGGTCATTTGGTTTTAAGGACAGAGATGTCACAAACCATGTTGTTGAGGGTATTCCAACAAGAGATGTAAAAGACCTTGACCTGTATGAAGTCTCAATATTGGACAGAACAAAGACACCTGCATATGATGGAACACTTATAACAGTGAGAGCAGAAGAGGACATTATCAATCATGGTGATGTCTTTTTTGATTGTGTAGAGGTCAGAGAGGACACATCAGAAGAAGTGCAGGAACAGGAAGAAACAACAGAAGAAGTTTCTGAAAACACAGAAGAGCCTAAACAACATGAAAATGTTGAAGAAATAAAAATTGATTATAGTCCTTATGAGGCTATGATTCAGGAAATGAAGGAGGATGCATAAATGTATCAGAAGGAACTTAACGAAAAGAAGAATGACCTTATTGCAAAGGCAGAGGAAATTCTTGGCAATGCAAAGATGGAAACAAGAGAACTTACAGAGGCAGAGGCAGAGGAACTTGCAGAGATCAGAGACAATGTAAGAAGAATTGTTGCATCTTTGAAATTAGATGATGACTTCAAAGAAATGGAAGTCAAGGAAGAAGAAACACCAACGGAGGAGGAAACAGAAGTGGAAGAGACAAGAGCAGTAGAAGAGATGGAGAGAAGAACATTTGAGGCTTATCTCAGAGGAGAAGTAAATCAGAGAGAAGGAGAACTTACTCCTGCAGTAACAAGTGGTGGAGCAATCATTCCAACTACTATTGTTAATTACATCATCAAAAAGGTATATGATATCTGTCCTATCCTTGATAGATCACAGAAGTTCAATGTTAAGGGTAAACTTGAAGTACCATATTATCCTTATGATTCAGCTAATATCACAGTTGCTTATAAGTCAGAGTTTTCTGCACTTTCATCATCATCAGGTAAGTTTGACACAGTTGAACTTGGTGGATTCCTTGCAGGTGCAATGACAAAGATATCACGTTCACTCATCAACAATGCACAGTTTGATATTGTTGGTTTTGTGGTTGATGAAATGGCATATCAGATCGCAAGATTCATTGAGGGAGAACTTCTCAATGGAACAGATGACAAGGTTGAAGGACTTTCAGGTCTTACAAACGGAATCACAACTGCATCATCAAGTGCAATCACTGCAGATGAAATCATTGCACTTCATGACAAGATCAAGGATCAGTTTCAGAACAATGCTTTTTGGATCATGAGTCCTGCAACAAGAACTGCAATCAGACAGTTAAAATCACAGACAGGTTACTACCTGCTTAATGATGATATTTCATCACCATTTGGAGCAACTCTTCTTGGAAAGCCGGTATATGTTTCAGATAACATGAACGATATTGAGGCAGGAAAAGTTGCAATCTATTATGGAGACATGAAAGGTCTTGCAACAAAATTCTCAGAGGAAATCAACATTGAGGTCCTCAGAGAGAGATTTGCCGATGAACATTGCATTGCTTGTATAGGATGGCTTGAATTTGACTCAAAGGTAATTGATGAACAGCAGATCGCAAAACTGACAATTAAGTCAGCATAAAGCCTATGAAAGTTAAGGCAATTAAATCCTTTTGTGGAATTGTATCAATGAATGAAGGTGAGGTCAGAGATATTTCTGACCTCTCTTTAGTTCAGGACTTAATTGGTGCAGGTCTTGTCAAAAAGGAAGTAGAAAAGAAACCAAAGACAACAAGAACAAAGAGGAGTGCAAAGAAATGAGTAAGATAATAAAGACTTATGGTGCATTTACAGTCAGAGATGCAGAGGATGGTTCACTCACTTCATTCAGGGCAAACTCAGTTTACACAGTTGCAGACTCACTTGGCGAAAGTCTCATTGATGATGGTCTTGCAGAGGCATACACAGAAATAGATCCATCCGGAACAATCAACATCACAGAAAATGGTGATGCAGATGTTACGCAGTACGAAACTGCACATGTGGCAGTACCTGAACCAACAGGAAGTGAAACAATCACAGTAAATGGCACTTACAACATCAAAATGAAGGAAAGTGTAGTTGTCAATGTTGGCACTGCAACAGTTACATACAATGCAAATGGTGGAACAGGTTCAGTTGATGCTCAGACAGTTATCAAAGGAAATTCAATCTCACTTGATGATGGTTCAGGACTTACTGCACCGGAAGGAAAAGAGTTTGCAGGTTGGGCAACCACTAATGATGCAGAAGAACCTGATGTAGAGAGTCCATACAAAGTCACAGAAGATGTGACACTTTATGCAGTTTACACTGCAGTAGATTAAGATTCAATGTTGTTTAGGCAAACTCCAATGAGGAGGAATAACAATGAATGATATTCAAAAAGTTAGTGATATAACTTATCAAGATTTAGCAGAGTACATAAGACTTGATGAAATATCACAAGAAAATATTAACACTCTCAATAATATGAAAGTAAATGCAGAGACATTTATCAAAAGTTACACAGGAAGAACAAACCTTGATGAGTTTGGTGATTTTGTTGAGGTGGTTTTTGTTTTGGTTCAGGATATGTGGGACAACAGGTCTTTATATGTGGACAAAACAAATCTCAATTTTGTTACAGAGGCAATTCTTGGTGTTCACAGGGTTAACTTACTATGAGTTATGCACAGATAAATGCAGGCAAATATAATCATAAGATTACGATATATTCAACAGAAATTCAGACTGATAGTGACGGATTTCAGACTGTCAAAAAGACTGTTGTCTTACAACCATATGCAAACATAAAAACCACAAGAGGAATGACAATCATCATCAATAATTCTGATTTTGAAAAAGCATACACAAATTTTACTATCAGGTATCCTAAAACAGAAATCAACAGAGATATGATGATTGAGTTCAGAGGTAAAGAATACACCATAGAATACCTCAATAATATTGATGAGGCATGTGTTGAATTGGAAATTCAGGCAAAAGAAGTGACTCACTAATGGCAAAGTTTGAAATGCAGTTACCAACTGAAATCATGAAGGATATTCAGAAAATCCATGACAATGCAGATGAAATCTTTGGAGGCATGACAAAAGCAGGAGCAGAGGTTGTTCTTGGAAACATTAAAGCAGGTATTCCGGCATCATTTCATAATTCTGAAATCATGAAGTGTTTAAAAATGACAAGAACATACAAAATGCCCTCAATACATGGAATTGCAACAAAGGTTGGATTCTATGGTTATTTCAAAAACAAAAAAGGTGAAATAGTACCTGCACCTTTGGTTGTTAATGTTTATGAGTATGGAAGAAGTAACAAACCTTTTAAGAAACATCCTTTTGTAAGAAAAGCATTCAGAAAAGGTGAGATTGAAAAAGCAATGTTACAGGCACAGAAAAAACTCAGTGGAGGACTTTTGGAATGAAAAATGAACTGATAGAAACAATTTTTAAAGACTTCACAGTTGATAAAGTGAAAATTCCTGTAAAGTTCTTACATTATGAAGGACATGGTGAACCATACATTGCTTATTACAATCAGGACAATGATGCATCACTCTCAGGAGATGATGATCTGATTGGATATGTTGAATATTATGATTTTGATGTCTATTCAAAGGGCAATTACAAAAATATTATTGAAGAGGTGAAAAAGAAACTCAAAGACAATGGTTTTGTGTGGCAACCTTCAAGGTCAAGTATGGATATGTATGAGGCAGACACAGGTTACTATCATAAAACATTAAACTTTGCAATTCCAACACAAGAAGTGGAGGAAACGGAGGATTAAAAATGGCAAAAATTGGTTTAAATAATTTTAGATACTCTATACTGACAGAAGCACAGGATGGAACACCATCATATAATGGTGCTTTAAAGCCTGCAAAAGCAATTTCTTGTTCAGTAAGCATCACAAATAATGAAGTTACACTCTATGCTGATGATGTTCTTGCAGAGTCAGATACTTCTTTTCAGAGTGGTGAAGTTACCATTGGTATTGATGATGAAGATCAGGCAACAATGGCAAACATGCTTGGACATACTGTTGATGCAAGTGGTGAAATGATCAGAAATTCTGATGATGTTGCACCATATATAGGGCTTGGAAGAGTCATCACAAAGATGGTTGGTGGTGTTTATAAGTACAAAGTTGAATTTCTTTACAAAGTAAAGATGTCAGAACCAAATCAGTCAGACAACACAAAGGGTGAGTCAATAGAATTTGGTACATCAGAACTTACAGGAAAGGTTGCTACACTTGCAAATGGTAATTGGTCAGTTACCAAAACATTTGACTCTAAAGATGATGCAATTGCATACCTTGAGGGACTTATGGCTCAGACACCTGCACCAACGACTTATACAGTTACCAACACACTGACACATTGTAGTAATTCCAACACTGCAGTAAGTGTAAGTAGTGGCTCATCATACACAGGAACAATCACTGCAGATCAGGACTATACTCTTGGAACAGTAACAGTGACAATGGGTGGAGATGACATCAGTTCAACTGCAGTTGATGGTGGTTCAATCAGCATTGCAAGTGTAACCGGAAATATAGTTATCACTGCAAGTGCAACTGCATAATTAAGAGGGACTTTAATTGTCCCTCTTTTTATATTTAGGAGGCAAATGAGATGAAAGATTTTAATGGCATACTCCAATATAAGGGCAAAGATTACAAACTTGTATTTAACCTGAATGTAATGGAAAAGATACAGGAAGAATATGGCTCAATAGAAGAATGGGGAAAAATGACTGATGGCAAAGGCAAGCAAGAACCAAATGCAAAGGCAGTCATTTTTGGCTTTAAAGAAATGATAAATGAGGGAATTGATATTCAGAATGAGGAAGAAGGAACAGATATTCCATTTGTTTCTTTAAAACAAGTTGGAAGAATGATAACAGATTTTGGAGTCAAAGATGCAACTGACAAACTCAATGAAACTGTCATCAATTCCACTCAGAGTGAAGAAAAAAACGAATAATCCATGATGAAGTCGATCCTGTCATTGACTTCTCATGGTTTTATTTTATCGGAAAAACAAAATTTAATATGTCATTCAAGGAGACAGGCAGAATGACACTCACAATGTTTAACAAACTATATAAACATTATAAAGATAATTTTGATTTAGAGATGAGACTGATGAAAAACAATGTTACCTATGCAGAGTTATGGATCAAGTCTCAACAAGAAGAAGAATGGTTCTAAAATAAGGAGGTGAAAACTTGTCAGGATTTGGTGGTGCAATCAAACTTAGTGGTGAAAGTGAATACAAAAGAGCATTAGCACAGATCAATCAAAGTTTGAGAGAAACTTCCTCTGAAATGAAGGCAGTTACATCCTCATATGATGCAAATGACAAATCACTTGCAAAATTGTCAGCACAGGAAGAAGTATTGAACAAAAAGATGTCTGAACAGGAACAGAAGTTGAACATCTTAAAGACTGCATATTCAGACATGGAATCAGAATATAATTCTAACACTCAGAAACATAATGACCTTGTCAAAAGTTACAATGATGAAAAAGCAAAACTTGAAGAAATTGGAAAGACTCTTGGAACGACATCAAAGGAATATCAAGAGCAAGAAAAGAAAGTTGATGACTTGGCACAAGAGGTGACAAAATCAACAAAGGCACAGGAAGATAATGAAAAGTCTATGTCTAAAATGAGACAACAGATAAATGAGGCACAGGCTGATTGTAATAAAACGGCAAAGGAACTTGACAATCTTGGAAAAGAGGCAAAAGAGAGTGGCAAAGAGGCAGAAGAAGGTGGTCAAGGGTTCACAGTCCTGAAAGGTGTTCTTGCTAATCTTGGAACAATGGCAATAACTACTGCAATAAGCGGTGTAAAGAAGTTAGGAAATACCATTGTATCAATCGGAAAACAAGCAATTGACAGTTATGCAGATTATGAACAGTTAGTTGGTGGTGTAGACACTCTATTCAAGGACAGTTCAAAGACAGTTCAAGAGAACGCATCAAGGGCATTTGAGACTGTTGGAATGAGTGCAAATCAATACATGGAAACAGTCACATCATTTTCAGCATCCTTGCTACAAGGTCTTGATGGTGATACTGCAGAATCGGCAAGAGTGGCAGACATGGCATTGCAGGACATGGCAGATAATGCTAATAAGATGGGAACATCTATGGAGTCAATCCAAAATGCTTATCAAGGTTTTTCCAAACAAAACTATACCATGTTAGATAACTTAAAACTTGGTTACGGTGGAACAAAAACTGAAATGGAGAGACTTCTGAATGATGCACAAGAGTTGAGTGGTGTTGAGTACGACATTTCAAATCTTGCAGATGTTTATGAGGCTATTCATGTTATCCAAAAGGAAATGGGTGTCACCGGAACAACTGCAGAAGAAGCAAGTTCAACAATAACAGGTTCAACAAATATGATGAAAGCATCTTGGCAGAACCTTCTTACCGGAATTGCAGATGATAATCAAGATTTCGGAGCATTGGTTGATAATTTTGTGGAGTCTCTCATGACAGTTGCATCAAACATGCTACCAAGAGTACAAGTTGTCATGGAAGGTCTTGGACAGTTAGCGACAGAGTTTGTAAGTCAATTATTACCTCAGATTATCACTATGATAAATGATAATAGTGAACAAATGATAGAAAGTGCAACCAATTTGATCACTGCACTTGGTGACGGAATTTTGCAGGCACTTCCTGTTCTACTTCCAATAGTTTTTTCTGTTGTCACAAACATATGTATGAAACTGATTGAGGGACTTCCACAACTTTTAGATATCGGATTGCAGGTTGTCATTCAGCTTATACAGGGACTGACAGTTGCACTTCCACAACTTATTTCAATGCTACCGACTATCATAAAAACAACTGTGCAAGTTTTGATGAAGAATTTACCTCTCATCCTTCAGGCAGGTATGCAGTTAGTAGTTGCTCTGATTCAAGGACTGATGACCGCACTTCCTCAACTGATAGGCTTTTTACCTGAAATCATAGACACAATCTGTACTACACTGACAGACAGTGGTATGTTAATGATGTTGGTGGAATCATCTATCACAGTTATGGGTGCATTGGTTAGTGGTCTGTTGAAGTCACTTCCAAAATTGGCATCAGCAGTTCCACAGATTATCAAAACTCTTGTGAGTACAATGATTTCTCTGACAGGACAGATCATTGTCGCAGGTGCAAGACTTTTACAGGCTTGTGTTGATGGTATAAAAAATAATATTCCCAAAATAAAAGAAGTTGCGAAATCCATTGGAACAACAATCACAGATTCACTTGGAGAATTTGGAGACAAAGTTGTTTCTATTGGTGCAGATATTGTCACAGGTGTTTGGGATGGTATCATTGGCAAAATGTCATGGTTAAAAGGAAAAATCACAGGATGGGTTGGAGATGTGACATCATTCATCAAGAAAATGTTCAAAATTGGATCCCCTTCAAAGGTTATGGCAGATGAGGTTGGACAGTGGCTTGCAAAAGGAGTTGGAGTAGGATTTGAAGATGAGATGACAGATGTTGCATCTCAAATGGCAGACTCTATTCCTACAAGTTTTGACATCAGTTCACCAACAGTCAGTGGTTCAAATGCAACAACAAATGTATATGACAATATGGTTGGAGCATTTAAACAGGCACTTGCAGAAATGAAGATTGAACTTGATGGAGAAGTTGCAGGTGCATTTGTTGACAGTACAGTTTCAAGATTGATTTATACATAGGAGGCAAAGATGAATTACATTGTATTAAATGGCAAAAATTCAAATGAAATAAATGGTCTTATCATTTCATCTTTGCCACCAATAACAAAACCAAAGATTAGGACTGCATCAGAGGAAATTGATGGCAGAGATGGAGACATCATAACAAAACTTGGATATTCAGCATATGACAAAGAATTTGAGATAGGTCTTGCAGGTAATTACAATGTTGATGATGTCATAAGTTATTTTGATTCAAGTGGAGAGGTTATCTTTTCCAATGAACAGGATAAATATTATAAGTATCAGATTTTAGATCAGATTGACTTTGATAAATTACTGAGATTCAAAAAAGCAAAAGTCAAAATGCACGTTCAACCATTCAAATATGATTCCGTTGCAGATGCTCAGGTCTATAATAATTCATACTTTGAAATCAAAAATCAAAGAGTACAGGACACAGGGAAACGACTCACAGTATTAGTGAAGGATGGAAATATAAATATTGAGTCAAGGAAATATGCACAACCTCTTGAAGTGTTAGTCCCTATCAAGGTGCATCATCCATCAGATAAAACTTGGTTTACAGTTTGTGCAGAGGCAAAAGGGACAGGTGCAGAATACATTGGGATAAGAGTCTGCAAAGATGCACCAAACAATCCACAAACTTTAGGCTATACAATAATGTATTTACAAGATGGGCATGAAGTTCATCAGTCTCAAGATTTGACAGACATTGAGAGAGATTACAACTATTTATACATTTATGTTGCACCCAATCATAAACTTGATGTTAATGTCAGGATATCAGTTGTTGATACCAATGACAGATTTACAGTTGTTAACAAAGGAAACACTGTTGCAAAACCTATCTATAAGATAAGAGGTGCAGGTTCTATTGACTTATATGTTGGAAGTGTTGTGAGTTCCAAAAGAGTCAGAATGAACCTCAGTTTACTTCAGGAATTGATTATAGATGTCAATTCCTTTGATGCTTATATTGAAGATGAAAACGGAAATAGAACATATCAGAACAGAAATCTGTTGGGAGATTATAACAGACTTCAGATTGATTCCGGTCAGAAAAATATCATCTTCAGAGAGAATGGTTTCGGAATAATAGACTCAATCACTTTGGATGAGTATTCAAGATGGATTTAGGAGGACAGACAATGAGAACAAATTTTACAATGCAGAATCAAAACATCACGATAGTGAGAGGAGACAGTCTGTCCTTTAATATTGTGATGTATGGAGACATACAGGAACTTGATTCTGTATATTTCACAGTAAAAAAAGATTGGGGAAAAATTACACCAACATTTCAGAAAAATCTTGAGGATGGTGTTTCTGAAATTGATGAGGGTGTTTATGCAGTAAGAGTTGCACCGGAGGACACACAATCTCTTGAAGTTGGACAATATTATTATGACTTGCAGGTGGGCAGTGGTGCAGATGTTTTTACAGTTTGCAGAGGTATCTTTGAGATTGTTTATGATGTAACAGATGCAGATGATGTGATTTCAGAGGAGGAAGAAGAATGAACATAAACGATATAAAAATAATGCTCTTGAAGGGTGACAAAGGTGACAAGGGTGAAGGTTCTTATGATGACACAGAACTCAGAGAACTGATTGCAGAAACATTTGCAGATGTTCAGGAAGAAATTGCACAGTTGGAGCAGAATTATCTTAATTATATGTATCCTGTTGGAAGTATTTATATTTCAGTAGGTTCAACAAGTCCTGCAGTTCTGTTTGGTGGAACATGGGAACAGATAGAAGGCAAATTTTTACTTGCGTCAAGTTCAAGTCATGAACTTGGTTCAACAGGTGGTGAAGAAACTCATACACTCACTATTAACGAAATACCGAGCCATGACCATGATTATACTATTTCGTCTAATCAATCCACAGGTTCAGGCTTAAAATATTCGCCTCAAGGCGATCCCGATACTATCACATTTGGAACTACACAGACAGGTGCAGTTGGTGGTGGACAGGCTCATAACAACATGCCACCATATCTCACAGTAAATGTATGGAAGAGAACCGCATAGAGGTTTAAGATGATTAGAATATTTAGTGAAACAGACAAAACATTTGACTCAAATGGTGATATTTCCTTTATTCCTTACAAAGCAATAGTCCGAAAAGCAGATAATAGTGATTATTATCTTGATTTTGAGGCAGATTTGAAATACATTGATTATTTAAAATGTAATAATCTCATAGTGGTTGATTTGCCACAAGGATCACAGGCTTTCAGGATTGGTGATGTTCAGGTCAATGGAAAGAAAATCATATCAAAGTGTTATCATGTTTTTTATGACATTAAAAACTCAATAATTGCAGACAGTTTTGTTGAAAACAAAGATTGCAACTATGCATTGAATTGGCTTAATAATGCATGTGTTCCATCAACAGGTTTCACAGTGAGTTCTGACATAACAACATTATCATCATACAGATGTGTCAGGACTTCCTTTTATGATGCTATTATGAAAACTATTCTTGAAAGGTATGGAGGACACCTCGTCAGAGATAATTTTGACATTCAGATCAAGAGTGATATTTCTCATGATAATGGAATTGTTGTAAGGTATGGAAAGAACCTGAAAGAAATCACAAAGACAGAATCATGGACAGAGGTATGCACCAAGATTCTTCCTGTTGGTAAAGATGGAATTTTATTAAATGCATTAAATCCAAGTGCATCAATATACATTGACAGTTCAGTGCAGTACGACAGAGTATATTGCAAAACTATCTCATTTTCTCAGGACATAGACAAAGATGATTATCCAACAGAGGATGCCTACATTCAAGCAGTTGTCAATGATTTAAGAATACAAGCAACAGAGTATGTTGAAAAATACTGTTATCCATCAGTAAACTATACACTCAAAGCAAATCTTGAAATGATAACAGATATTGGAGATGTCATTGAAGTAAAGGATGAAAGACTTGGAGTCAATCTGATGACATCTGTCCTTGCATTTAATTATGATTGTGTACAGAACAGATACACATCAATTGAATTTGGAAACTTTAAAAACAATTTGTCAAATTTAATGTCCAATATTCAGGGCATGATAAATAAAACAATCGTTACGGAGCAGAACAAATGAAGAATTTAACAGTTGAACAGATAGGATTGTTTGTTACATACATGGTTGCTCTCATTTCCGGTATTGCATTTATCCTGAACAAAGCGAAAGTATGGATAACAAAATCATTATCTGATGAGTTCAAACCAATAAATGATAAAATTGATGACCTGCAGTCTGATCTGAAAGAAGTTGACATGAATGCATGTAAAAATTATCTTGTTAGAACTCTTGGAGACATTGAGAAAGACAAAAGCCTTGATGAGATTGAGATTGAGAGGTTTTGGGAACAGTATGAACACTATCAAAAAATAGGTGGCAATTCATATGTCACAAGAAAGGTTGAGAACCTCAAGAAAGGTGGCAAATTATAAGGAAATCTCTTTGAATTTTGGACTTTTAGGAAAACAAGATATAAATTATCAAATCATATATAAACGTGTCTTAAAAAGGCATTAAATTGAATAAAAATACAGATAAGGACATCTTGAAAAAGTTGGAAGAGGTTGACAATATTCAGGGTTACATCAAGAACCTTATCAGACATGACATCAGATAAAATAAATACCATATGAGTTCAATGGTTAAAACCACTGTTCTCATATGGTATTTTTTATCTTGTATCAAATCACAAGAACTTCCAATAGATTTCAATATCATCATTATCAATAACAATGTGGTCAATAAGTGCCTCTATTATACTTTTTATCTCATGGAAATCATTTCTTCCTATAATCTCATCAAATGATGCAACAATGTCAACTGCATCATCTTCTGACAGTTCTGTTGTGGTTTCAAAGGATTTTATTTCTTCATTGATCCTGTTCTTTTGTTCTTCCAAAGGTAAAACTAAACCATCAAGTTGTTCAACATCATAATTTCCTATTGAATACAATTTCAAATATCTTTCAATTTGACTGTTGATTTTATCAACTTCTTTTTGCATCAATTTTATATCCATTTGAGGTTCTTTTTTTTCTGAAATCATTTCATGGATTGTTTCAGGATCAACAGAAAGTTTTTTGATTTCATTCAGAATGATGTCATCAAGTTCTTTGACTCTGTATGTCTTATTTTTGCAGTTTGGGTTTCTGATCATTGACTTGACCTTCTTGTGTCTTGAATAACACTTGTAAACATCAAACACATTGTATCTTTTTGAACCACTTTTTGCTTTTCCATATCTTGCACCACAATGTTTGCACCATATAAGTCCACCAAGAAGTGTTGTGTTAGCACCTACACCTGTTTTGAGTCCGGATTGTATGAACTGATCATGTCTTTCTTTTAAAAGTTTGTTTGCAAGTTCAAAGGTGTCCTCATCAATTATTGGTTCGTGTTGTCCTTTTGCAATGTCTCCATTGTTGCTAATATAACCAAGATATACCTTGTTTGACATGCACCTTCTCATGTGTGTTGGTTTCCAATATGTGCCATTGTGAGTTATACCTCTTTTGATAAAATCATTTTCAATGGTTCGGAGTGGTTCACCTTCAATAAATCTTTGATATATTTCCTTGATCTGTCCTGCAACATACTCATCAATGACAAGTTGACCATCAATATAGTTATAACCTGTTGGAGCAATACCACCATGCCACTTTCCATCCTTTGCCCTTGCAGATTTGCCCATAATCATTCTTTCTTTTATCTGTTCTCTTTCTAATTGAGCAAATGTTGACAGAATACCAACCATAAATCTTCCAAATGGTGTTGAAGTGTCAAAGTTTTCATTCATAGATACAAAGTCCACATTGTTTGCAAGAAATACATCCTCAATTAGTGTCAATGTGTCTTTTTGTGACCTTGAAAGTCTGTCTAACTTATAGACAACTACCTTGTCAAATCTTTTTATGTCTGAAATCATTTGTTGAAGTGCAGGTCTGTCAGTGTTCTTTCCTGTAAAACCGGCATCAGTGTAAACTTTGTACACTGTCCAATTCATAGATTCACAATACTTGGTAAGTCGTGCAGTCTGTTCACCAATAGAATAACCTTCTTTTGCCTGTTCTATTGTTGAAACTCTCACATAACATGCAACTTTCATTTTCTTCTTTCCCTTATTTCTTCATTACAGATTAAACAGAATAGTAAACCTTGTTTCTTTGCATCATCAACTGAAATCATTTTCCATCCTGTAAATGGAAAAGACCATTTTCCATAACAACCAACATGTAAATGATAATATTGACCTTCTTTTGTAATAAGACATGTTCCATCATTCAGGATGGTGTCATTTGGAAGTTCAATCACTTCATCATCAGATTTTCTAATATGTGTTGTTGGAATAAATGGAGTGAATGGTTGTGGTTCTTCTTTTGGTGGTTCTTTTTTCTTAAAAATATCAGATAGTTTCATTTGTACTCCTCTTCATTTAAGTATTTATCCATCAAAGTCAGGAAATATAATTGATCCTCTAACTTTAATTTTCTGAACTTCATTTCAAATGTTTTCATAATTTGGTCTTTTTTAACTTCTTCAAGGGTTTTAGGTTTGTCTGAGATTATGTCCTGTCTACTGCAACCAAAGATTTCACACATCTTATCAATTTTATCAATTCTTGGAGTTGCGTTTCCTTTTATCCACATTGACACAGTTGTGTTTGAACAGTCCAATCTCTTTGCAAGTTCTTTTTGAGTAATATTAAGTAAAGTTAAATAGTTCTGAATGTTCATTGCAATGTTTTTATTGATGTCTTTCATTGTCTTTACCTCCTAAAGAGTTGTAGTTATATTATAAAGCATTTTAAGAAATTTGCAATATAATTGAATTTTATTATTGCATATTCAATTAAATTGGATTATTATGTTTATTGTAATAATTAAATATTCAAATGAAAGGAGGGACACAGATGTCAAAACTCACAATCAATCAGTGGATGGGACTCAAGGAAGTAACAGGAGAACGGCTTGCAGAGATGACAGGACTGACAGAGTCAACGATCAGTAACATCAGGAGCAGGAAAGTGAAACCAAGTCTTGATTCATTGATAAAAATTGCTGAGTCTCTTGAAATTAAATTGGATGATATAGAGATTTAATTTTTTGCACATAAAGTTCAATTTAATTGGAATATTCAGGAGGCAAAGGCAAATGGTTACACATCATTTTATGAACGGAACAACTACCAATGACATAACAGGTCATGTGATCAAGGGAAATGATTACATCTACAAATTAGTAAAGGAGATAAACAATGAGACCAAAAACAAAGAACAAGATATTAAAAACAATCACGACAATAGCAGGAGTTCTTTCATTCCTTGCGATACTCAGTCTTGATTCAGAGTCTTGGATTCCTGCAATAGTTCTTGGAATATGTATGGCTTGGTTGGGATTGTTCCTTTTTGCTAATAAGGAGAACATATGAAACTATACAAAACCGAAAAGAAAAAGGATGCAAGGATGGTTCGATTGCTTGTTATGGAATGGACAAAGACAACAGAACCCTTGCTCAAGAAGTTAAAAGAACAGAAGAGAGATATTAAACTTGTCTCTTCAGATGGGAGGGGATAAAAGGTGACAGTTGCAGAACTCATGGATATCCTCAAGGAACATGATGAAGATAAGAAGGTGGTTTTCACTCTGAACTGTGATAACAACTTCAGAAACATTGATGATGTGAGAACATCTTATACCGGAGAATTTATTGTCCTTGAAGGATTTGATATTCCAAATGAGGATGACCTTGCATCAATGATTGAGGCATCACTTCAGGAACGAAAGAGATATATGACAGACAGACAAAAGAAGATACTAAAAGATTTTTTGAATACATTTAGGAATTAAGGAGAGAAAAATGGGAACAATTGAGTTTAGAAAATTAAAAGCATCAGAGATTGATGCAAGAGTGTCAACTGTCACAAAGAAGGGTTGTTCTTTACTTCTGTATAAGGATGCAAGAGTTGATCAGAACATCCTTGATGAAACAGTTGGATGTCTTAATTGGAAAAGGTCACATCAGCAGATTGGTGACAGATTGTACTGCACTGTTGAAGTTTGGGATGAGACAAAAGAACAGTGGATACCAAAACAGGATGTTGGAACAGAGTCCTACACCGAAAAAGAGAAAGGTCAAGCATCTGATTCATTTAAGAGAGCATGTTTCAACTTTGGAATAGGTCGTGAATTATATACTGCACCTTTCATATGGATTCCAAGTGGGAAATGCACCATTGAGGAATACAATGGAAAGTTCACCACAAAGGACAGGTTTATGGTTGATTCTATTGGGTATGACAAGAACAGGAACATCAACAAGTTAGTGATCCGAAAACTGACATGGAATGGAATTGGGGACATTGTGTTTCAGTTAGGTGAACCGGAAACAGAAGAAGAGAAAAAAATGAAAGAATATGAGAATGTTGGAAATCAGAAGATAACAAAAACTGATGTAAATGCAATAAAAAAGAGATACACATCAGATGAACAGATTTTTAATATCCTGAAACATTTTGAAATCAAGAAACTTGAGGACATGACAGTCAGTCAGTTTGTTGAACTTCAAAAGGCTATGGAGGGTTAGAAAGAAAGGAAGATACTATGGAGAACACAAACAAAATAAAAATTGATGTTGAACGATTTGAGGAACTTATTGTTGCAGAGAGAAATTATCAGATTTTGATCAAGGCATTTATAAGAGCATTTTATGTGAAGGTTAGCAAATATGGTGAAAGTTCATATTTGGACAGTGACATTATGAATGAGGCATTCAGAAATGTTGATTCTGATGGATTTCAGGCACTTTTTGATGCCAAACTCATTGAGGCAAAGGAACAGTATGAGGCAGAGAGAAAGGAAGAGGAGGGTGAAGATGAATAAAGCAATTCTTATTGGAAGGTTGACAGATGATCCAAAGACAACCACTTCCAAAACTCAGAAAGGTGAGGATTTAACAATAACAAGGTACACACTTGCAGTTGATAGAAGAGGTGAGGGTGCAGATTTTATTCCTTGTGTTGCGTTTGGTTCATTTGGACTGTTTGCAAAAAGTTATTTCACCAAAGGAATGAAGGTTGCTGTCAATGGAAGGATTCAGACAGGAAATTACACCAACAAAGAGGGTAAAAAAGTTTATACAACAGAAATCATCATTGAAGGACAGGAGTTTGCAGAAAGTAAGAGAACAGAAGAACCACCGGCATCAGATGATGAGTTCATTTATGTTCCGGAAGGTATTGAGAATGATTTTCCGTTTAAGTAGGTGACATATGATTGGAAAAGCAGAAGAAATAATCAAATGGTTATTCAATCAGGACAGGGACAAACTCTTTGAAGTCAAGGAACATAAAGAGAAAAGGTCTCTCAATGCAAATGCCTATGCATGGTCTCTTATCGGTAAGATAGCAGATGCACTCAGATCAAGTAAGGATGAGGTCTATCTCACCATGTTAAAGAGATATGGTCAAAGTGAGATGGTGTCTGTCTTATCAGACATCAATGTCAGTGGATATTTCAAATATTATGAGGAGATAGCAAAGGCAACATTACAGGGTAAAGAGTTCACTCATTACAGGATATACAAAGGTTCAAGTGAGTATGACACAAAGGAAATGTCTGTCTTGATTGATGGAATTGTATCAGAGGCAAAGGAACTTGATATTGAGACTTTACCGCCTCATGAAGTCGAGAGATTAAAAGCAATGTGGAGGCAATAATGATTAAGGTTTTAGAGTTGTTTGGTGGTATCGGAGCATGTACCAAAGCACTTGAAAAATTAGATATAGAACATGAATTAGTGGACTATGTCGAGATAGATAAATATGCAGTGATGAGTTTCAATGCCATACATGGGACAGACTTTAAACCTCAAGACATCCAAAAGTGGGATAAAGACATAGAAGTAGACTTGATTATGCATGGTTCACCTTGTCAAGACTTCTCACTCGCTGGACATAATCGAGGGGGGGATGAAGGGAGCAAGACCAGGTCAAGCCTCATGTATGAAACTCTAAGGATAGTAGATAAGTTAAGACCAAAATATGTTATATGGGAAAATGTCAAAAACCTGTTAGGCAAGAAACACAAACATAACTTTTATAATTATTTAGACAGAATGTGGGACATGGGTTACAGGAACTATTATCAAGTCCTTAATTCAAAGGATTATGGCATACCTCAGAACAGAAAGAGGATATTCACTGTATCTATCAGAAAAGACATTGATAAAAAGTTCAGTTTTCCTAAAAAGCAAGAATTGAAACTATCCTTGAGAGACTTAAAGGAAACAGATGTTGATGAGAAATATTATCTGTCAGAGAAAACAATAGAATATATATCTGCACGGGGAACTAAGAACTTTCAGAACAGAGACAGCAGAATAAATCTTGATATTGCAAGACCTTTGACAAGTACAATGCAAAAAATGCATAGAGCAGGTTCAGACAACTATATATCAGATGTTTTACCAAATAACTTTGATCTGTCTATTCCTATAAAGGTTGCAAATAAAAAAGGATATGAGGATGCACATGAGGGTGACAGTGTGAATTTTGAAAGACCAAACTCAACAACCAGAAGAGAAAGAGTTGGAGTAGGAATTGCACAATGTCTCATGACAAAGCCTGTTTTAGGAGTTGTTGAAAAGGACTTGAGAATAAGGAGACTCACACCTTTAGAATGCTTTAGACTTATGGGATTTGATGATGAGGACTACTGGAAAGCATCTCAAGTGAACTCTGATACACAGTTATATAAGCAAACAGGAAACAGTATTGTTGTTAATGTTTTGGAACAGATACTAACAAATTTATTGATTCAACCAGAGTCAGAGATTGAGGGACAAATGAGTATCTTTGATTATCTATAGGAGTACAAAATGAGGAGCATAATTGTTAAGGATTTAAAGGTCTGTTGTGAATGTGGAACACGAACCAATGTTGAAACTCATCATTGCATTCATGGAACTGCAGGCAGAAAATTGGCAACAAAATACCATCTGTTAGTTGGTTTGTGTCCTGAATGTCACAGAGGCACAAACGGAGTACATGGAAAGAACGGACATGAACTTGATCTGAAACTCAAAAAAGAGGCTCAGGAATGTTTTGAACGTAAATATGGGCATGACAAATGGATGGAAGTTTTTGGAAAGAGTTATCTATGAAGTACAGAAATAAAAAAGTAATGATTGATGGTGTTGTCTTTGATTCCATTAAAGAGGGAAATAGGTACACAGAATTGAAACTCTTGGAGAGGGCAGGATATATCTCAGACCTGAAAAGACAGGTGAAATATATCCTTATACCTTCTCAAAAGGATGAAAAAGGCAGAGTGATTGAAAGAGAGGTTTCATATAAGGCTGATTTTGTTTACAGGGACAATGAGACCGGAAAAACAGTTGTTGAAGATGTAAAAGGATTCAGAACAAAGGAATACATATTGAAAAGGAAAATGATGCTTTATTTCAAAGGCATCAGGATCATGGAGGTGTAAACATGGAAACAAGGCAAAATGGAGAGTTTACCACACTTGAAACAAGAGCAGAATCACATGAAACAGTTGACAAGAAAAAGAGATATTCACAGATCATTGAGTGTCTGACAGAGAATGGAGAACTTACTGCAAAGGAGTGTGCAGTGATTATGATGTCAAAAGGTTATATTCCAACATCAGAGAGAAACTTCACTGCACCAAGAATGACAGAGATGTCACAGAAGGGAATTATTGAACCTGTTGGAAAGAAAATCTGTTCATACACAGGAAAAAAGGTTGCAGTTTATTCATTGAGGAGATGAAACAATGTCACATTTAGGTTATATCAAACTACACAGACAGTTACAGGACTGTTGGATTTGGAAAGATGAACCATTTTCAAAAGGGCAGGCTTGGGTTGATCTTCTCATGTTGGCGAACCATTCAGAGAATAAGATGCACTTTGATGGAAAGATAATCACAGTTGAAAGAGGTCAGTTTGTAACTTCTGTTTTGAAACTCTCTGAAAGGTGGAAATGGAGCAGAAAAAAAACAACATCATTTCTTAAACTCTTGGAAAGTGATGGAATGGTAACAACAAAGGGTACAACAAAGGGTACAACTGTAACCATTGTAAATTGGGACAATTTCCAACTTTCAGGGACAACAGAAGGTACAACAGAGGAACATCAAAGGAACATCAAAGGAACATCAAAGGAACATCAAAGGAACACAAACAATAATTATAAGAATGATAAAAATTATAAGAATGAGAGAGAAAACGACACCCACTTGCAAGAGTTAGAGAGGAGATACTTGGAGGGTGAGTAAGTTTAATAAAAAGAAATGTAAAAAATGCAAATGGCATGATAGGTTGTGCAGTGGTGGTCAAGGTGGTATTTACTGTAATTATAGTTCACTGCACCGGAAGAGTTGTCTTAAACGTATTGGAAAAGATGTTGTTGATGTCAGAGGTTCAGATTATGACAATTGTCTGATGTTTGAACAGGGCAATGCACTCAGAGACATTTCTCAATGGTAAAGAGAGAAGGTGAAAGAATGGATGAATGGGTTGTTAATGAAAAACCAAACATAAAACCAAGACAAGCAATAAAAGAAAGTGATTATGTTTTAGTTTGTAATTCAATGGGCATTATCAATGTTGCATGTTATAGAGAACATAAAGAAAATATTATGTTGGTCAACAATGGATGGTATGACAAGAATGACAATCTTTTAAATGATGTTATTGCTTGGATGCCACTTCCTAAACCACATCAGAGAGGAGAGGAAGAATGAGTCTATCACAAGCAGTAAAACAAAGTATAAATGGTGATGAATACTATTCACCACAGAACACAGTTGATCTAATTGTTCCATATATTATGAGGGGGGGGTATCAGTCAATATGGTGTCCCTTTGATAAAGCAGAGAGTAACTTTGTAAAGACTTTTCAAAGTTATGGTTTAAAGGTTGTATATGGACACATTGAAACCGGACAGGATTTTTTTGACTATTCAGAGCCACAAGCAGAAATATTGGTATCAAATCCACCATTTAGCAAAAGAGACAAAATATTTGAGAGGCTTTATGAGTGGGACATGCCCTTTGCAATGATCATGAACTTCAATGGATTGTTTGACAGTAAAAAAAGAGTAGATATATTCAGGAAACATTCTGTTGAGTTATTAGTCCCAAGAGGAAGAATGAAGTTCTATCACAGGGACAAAGGCTTTTTGAATAGTCCTAACTTTCAGAGTGTGTATGTTTGCAACCATTTATTAGATGAACAGATCGTTTTTGATGAAACTAATTTCTAATAACAGGAGGTGACGGAATGACACGATATGAAGAAGTAAAGAAGGGACAAGAAAACTTAAATTTAGTATTAAGCATGGTAACCAAGTCAATGAAAAGTGAAGGAATGTATGCAGATTATGATGCTATAAATTCACTAACATTGGCATCTATATTACAAACCTTATCAGACATAAGTATAACACTTGCCATTATTTCAGATAAGTTGGGTGGTGATGCAGAATGACAGTTGACGAAGCTAAAGAAGAATATGGTTACAATGCAGACGAATTATGTAAAAACCTATGTTACTTATGCACCGCTAATGATTGGTATTGTCCATCTGATTGTGAACCGCTTGCATGGATAAGAAAAAACTACAATAAGGCTATTGAACGACTTGCAAAATTAGATGGTGATTATGTGGAAATGTTCAGAAGAATAAAAAGACATAGTTGGAAATAGAGGAGAGTGATAGCAAATGACACCACAAGAAGCAATAAAGAATCTTAAAAAGTTAAAGTCATACCACAATGGTAGTTATGGAACAGCTATTGATATTGCTATCAAGGCATTAGAGCAAGAGCCAAAATCAATTACTATCAATGAACTTGAGGACAGGCTTGATGCTCTTCACGAAAAGATAAGAGACAGTTGCATGGAATATTACATCAATGGTCAACGCAAAATGGATGATTACGATATAACCGACAAGTACGGAGCAATCGTACTTCTTAAAGGAATAATTGAGGAAACAAGAAAACAAATGGATAAAAAAGACATTATGTCTAAAACATATCAGCTTGTAAATGAATGCTTAGTAAATGATATCAATGAGATTCAGGCTGAAATATACAAAGACTTTGTCGGAACAATTCAGAACCTTGCGAGAGTTAATGATGATATTGAAAAGGAGAATGAGGATGATTGAAATAACAAAGCAAGACCGAATAGATGATGCAGCAAGAGAAGATGATGAAATACTGATAAGGCGATTTGTGGCGGCGGTTGGATATGACTACATTCAGCACCACAAAAAGCATACTGCACAGATTCATCCTGACTTTTCGGAAGAAACACTTGTGTTCTGGAATGAAATTAAAAGCCGACTGAAAGGAACAGTTGTTCTCGATTTTGACAGAGAAGGTGCGCTTGCCGAATTAAGGGAAAAATACACCACGCAGAAAGAATTAAGCCAAAGAGCAGATTATTCAAGTAGTTACCATTTCGGATTAAAAAATGGTTATTCGGACGCAATACGCATTATTGAGGGACATATCAAGAAAGGAGAGCAGGATGAAAGTTAAAGATTTATATAACGTGATAAGTCCGTTTCAGGGCTTACAGTTATTTGATTCAAAAACAGGCGACGCATTAACGTCATTAGATTACATCGCTGACAGCGGATGTGAAATAGACAGCTACGAAGATTATGAGATTTACGGAATCGCTCCGAAAATGTCAAGCGGTCAGAAAACTTATTTGGCGATAATGATTGAAATGACAGTTTAGGAGGTATTAAATGATGGATAAAGAAACAAAAGAGGCTATTATGTGTGGTGTATTTATGTTCTGTATAATACTTGCATTCATTCTGATAATCCTATCCTTTAAGGTCAGGAATAATGAAGATCGGATAAAACGACTTGAAGAACGACTTACAGAACAGACTTTGGAAGAACCCACAACAGCAACCACAACAGAACCAACAACAGAGATTATACTACCAAAAGAACCATCTGATGATGAGATAGTGATATCAGTAGGTTGGGAGTGAGGTGATAAATTGGTCTATCTTGAATATGAAGAATACAAGAGAAAATATCATGAGATACAAAAGCAATATGACAAGATACTTCTTGAAAATGAGGAACTATTCCAAAGGACACAGATTCAGGGCATTGATTATGGAAGAGAGAAAGTCAATGGTGGCAAGGGTTCAAATGTTATGGAGTTATACATTGCAGAAAAGGACTTCCGGAAGATTGATGAACGACTTGCAGAAGTTAAAATCCTTCTTGATGGCAGGAAAAGACTTCTTGATCTGAAAAGAGAAGAGTTGAGAGATTCAAAAGAATTAGTTGATAAAGTATATAGAATGAAATATCTTGATCATTTGAAAGTCAGAGAAATTTCAGATAAACTTTGTTATTCTAAGACACAATTATATAGGATTGTTGATAAAATTGATGAAGAAATAGCAAAATTATAAAAAATGGGAAAAAATGGGAAAAACTAATGATATAATGTTATTGTGGTAAAAGAAAGATTTTGTCTTTTAGTTACATACCCTATATCCTTGTCATGAGAGGCACATCAAATTGATGTGTCTCTTTATCATTAAGAGGTGGATTATGAATTGGAAAAGAAAACTTACAAGTAGAAAATTTTGGTTTAGTGTTGCAACTTTTGTTGAAATGCTCATTGTGTTTATTTGGAAAGATGAAAGTGTTGCAGTGCAGGTGGCATCACTCATCATGGCAGGTGCAACTGTTATTGGATATGTGATTGGTGAAGGACTTGCAGATGCAGGAAACAAGGAGGATGACTATGGAGAAAAAGGGAATTGATATTTCACAATGGCAAGAAAATATCAACTTTCAGTCTGTAAAAAATGCAGGATATGAGTTTGTTATTCTCAGAGGAAGTTACACAGGATCAGGAGCAACAAGAGGAAAATATAAAGACAGATGTTTTGAGATGTTTTATGAAAAAGCAAAGAAAACAGGTCTCAAGATTGGTGCATATCATTATTCATGTGCAAGAACATATGATGAAGGAGTTGCAGAGGCAAATTTCATTTATGAGAACTGTCTCAAAGGAAAAACATTTGATTATCCTGTTTATATTGATGTTGAAGAGGCAAAATGGCAACAGAACTATAAAAAAGGAACAACAGATGCAATTCTTGGTTTTTGTAACTATATAGAGTCAAAAGGGTTCAGATCAGGAGTTTATTCATCTGCATTTTGGTTTTCAATGATTTTGGACACAAACAGACTCAATAACATCTCCAAATGGGTGGCAAGTTGGAGAAACACTAAACCACCATTTGATTACAGTCATTTTGATATGTGGCAGAAAACAGGAGATGAAAGAGACCGGAATGTCAAAATTGGTGGAATCACAGTTGACACAGATGTATGTTTTGTTGAGCTTGGTTCTTCCAATAGCACAAAACCATCAACCAACAAGAAAAAGAAGTCCATTGAAACCATTGCAAAGGAAGTCATTGATGGAAAGTGGGGAAATGGTTCAGAAAGACAGAAGAAACTCACAGAGGCAGGTTATGATTATAAAAAGATTCAGGATAAAGTCAATGAGTTGTTAAAACCATCAGAAAAGACTTATACAGTCAAAAAAGGTGATACTCTTTCAGGTATAGCCAAGAAGTACAAAACAACAGTTGCAAAACTGAAAAAGGCAAATGACATCAAAGATGTAAACAAGATATATGTTGGTCAGAAAATTGTCATCAAGTAGGAGGTTCTCATGGTTAAAATTGAAAATGGTCATATATTCCTCACAAGAGGTGATACTTTTTCTTGCAAAGTAAATATTTTTAATGCAGATGGGACAGAGTACATTCCTGAAACAGATGATATCATCAGATTTGCAATGAAAAGAACAATTGATGACAGAAAACCTGTTATATCAAAGATAATACCAAATGATACATTGATTCTTGCAATATCTTCAAATGATACAAAAAAATTGTTTTTTGGTGATTATCTGTATGATATACAGATTACTTTTGCAAATGGAAATGTTGACACATTTATTCCGGTCAACACATTCACACTTGAAATGGAGGTGGACTAATGCTTGGTGAATTAGTTGTAACACCTTCAATAAGTGGGAAAATAAGTTTACCACCAACAGGACATAGCACATATGCACAGTATCTTGCATATGGAGTATGCATGGAAGATGATGCCACAACAGAGACAAACAAACCTCTTGAAGTAACAGAATATGAAGATTATTCAGATTATTTAATTTATGATTCAGACAATGCTCAGTTTGAGGTTATACAGGATTTTGAGGCAATTATTGTTCCATATGTTTATTGTTATAGGACTGCAGGTGGCAGACCTCAGATGGGACTCAAAATCAATGATCAGTGGATAATGAGGACAATTTATGCTGAAAATGAACTAAATGCAGTTGGTGGAATAGGATGGACATTGAAAGAATATGCATCAAGTGGTGCAGGAGATTTATTCACAGATGTAATTTCAGAGTTAAATGGAATAAGAATAAAAATGTCGCAAGGTGACACCATAGCACTTCAAAAATACAGAGACACAGGATGGACAAGGTTCTGTATAAAAATATACAAACTTTGTGAAGTTAATTCTGATATAGATAATTTTATGAATAGTATTAACACATTATCAGATACAAGTACATATACAAAGGTTGAGTTGCAGTAATGTATAAAACATGTTCACGTTGTGGAAAGATACATCCATTTGATTATAAATGTACAAAAGGGAAAGTATATAGTGGTGGTGAGGAAAGAAAACTCAGAAATACCTATGCTTGGGAAAAGAAATCAAAAGAGATAAGAGACAAGGCACAACATCTTTGTGAGGTATGCAGACAAGAAGGAAGATTGACATATAACAACATAGAAGTACACCACATAACAAAGGTTAGAGATGATGTATCATTGTTGTTGGATGACCTGAACCTTGTTTGCCTATGCAGAGAACACCACAGACAAGCAGACAAAGGAACAATAGATGCTGATTATCTAAGAAACCTTGCAAGGATTAGAGAGCAAAAAAATATTTCTCTCTGAAAATGAGGTTAGAAAAATTTTTTTAGAAATTTAAAAGTCCCCCCTCAAAATTTTTTAAATTTTTCAAAATTTTTTTCCGAAC